CGATCAATCACGGGTGAGAAAAAGCGTTGGCGAACGAAAAGAGACTTAGCCATTTTCTTGCTATCGTCAGTTCCTTCTTGCCACAACTTTGAAGCGAAATCACAAATTGGACAGTTTTCACCAAACTGCCGCTTAGGACAAAGGACGCCTCCGCGAGCCCCTTCACCCAAATTATAATGAAAGTGATAAACCTTAAACGGATCACCGTCTTCGGTTGGAACAATTCTAATATCTTGATCACCTTCCTGCGGTCGCCACCAAACATTATCCTGTTTGGATTTTCCGCCGCTTTCTAAATCTTGAAGCTTTGACTTCATTTTTGCCATATCTAATGCCATATTTATATTCCTCCTTAAGAAATTATTATATAATAGGATAGAGTCGGAGCTTACCGACTTTACAATCCGCTGGGTTATTGTATAAAGTTTTTGGACTGCAACCTCTTTCGATAGCTTCGGCTGCCGTCAAACGGAATGCAGCGAGCCCTTGTCTCACATGATTACTGGTCGCACCAGGATATACTGATGCAAATTTTGCCATGTCTACTGCGCATTTTCCATTTCCCGTAAGAGTAACGCCCTCAACTTTATTACGACGGATGTTTTGATAATTAATTCCACCAAGAACTTTGCAAACATTCTTAATTGGAATGTTCGCCAACTTTATTGAGGTATCTGTTTCCTCTTTAGAATTTGGATCCAAAAGCATGTTTATAAATTGTTCTATATCAACTTGAATCTTTAACTTATCAAAAGGTATTCCGACATTTTTATACAAGTGTAATACTTGTTCCAAAGTCATTTCCTTTAACATATTATAATTTCTCCTTTTACTTTTTTAAGGTGAGGCCAGCAAATCTTCCAGCCCCCCAATTCTTTTATTTTTGAATCACCGATGAGTGATTCACGCAATAAATATAATCTTGTTCATAATCTGTTTCGAATATTCCATAAGTAACTCTAACATCATCTTCTTTTTTTGACGATACTGCATTTTTAATCTTACTCATTAATTCAAAATCCGATTCAAGCTTGTCTTTATTGTGAGTATAATAATACACTATATCGGACACGTTGTCAAGAGAAAAAAACATTTTATCCTCATTTTTTTCTAGGTCTGACATTCCAATTGTTGTAAGGCGAGCACCTACAGGAACCGAACAAAATGTGTCATTAACAGAATCATTATTTTTATAAACATTAATCATATGAATTGTTGAAACCACCATTTCATTAATCTTATCATTATAATTCTTGATAGAAATGTTTCCTACAATATGGGCCACTTCTTCATTAGATACTAAATACATTCTTTCAAAAACTCCAGATCGAGTATACTCCTGAAAGACATTATAAACTAATTTTTCTAATTGTGACTGAGATTGATTTAATAAAGAAAGTTCTGGCTGGATATAAAGAATATTTATGTTACATTTTTTAAGATATTGTAGTATTTGTAACGATGCTGATGATACTTTTCCTGCACCGGCCACGACGAATAGAATGTCGCCACTCACATCCTTGAAGAATGTCTTAAGAGAGGGCATTTTTTCCTCATAATCTTCAAACTTTTCATACTCTTTTAGAGGGAAAGTAGTTGGGGTCCGCTTCAAGCCAACGTCCAATTTATACGTCAAATATTGAGGATATTTGGTGAACTTATCAACGATGTTACAGCCTGCATTTCCAAGTCCAATGATGGTATCCATTATTTATTGCTCACTTATGATTTTAGTTACGCCATCAATCTCAATTAATGTTTTTTCAGGATGGTTTTTGCAAAGCAAATCCCAAGCAAATGCTGCTGCAATAATTCCAGGTTCTTTCCCAAAGTGTTCAGTAACCCATTTATAATTTAAAAGATCTTCAACTAAATTTGAAGTTTCCATAATTAATACCCCTTCTTCAAATTCTATAAACTTACATGACTTCATTATTCTTCCTCAAGATATAATGTATTGGAAGGTGTGTGTGAACACCACTTGCTTTTGGTAACGCTTTCGTTTTCAACGACGACATCGCTCACCTCTTGCAAAACAATCCGCCGCCAAAATCCTCCGCGTGTAAAATTCTTTGCAATTCTAGCGCCTGTAAGATCCCATTTGTTTACTTCCGCAATAGACAATAAAACTTCTTCAATGTCTGCTAGTTCTTCAACACAAGGATCTTCAAGAAATTCTTGAACTTCTTCTTGGAGTTTATCTTTAAGTCTTTGTTGATAGTCTTCATTAACTGCAACATAAACTTTGCATTGTTTACCTTGAGACTCAATAATCTCTGGGATTTTGTCTCTTACGAGTTTATTATATTTTTTAACAGACATTTATGCTGCTCCATAAAAGATCAATTCAAATTTAGAACCGCTTCTATATTTTCCTGCTCCTAGTGCGACCTTTTGGCTTAACACAATCATAAGCGCGTCGGGGTCGTCAGCAACAACTGTAATTTGTCTATCATCTTCTTTATAAATTAATTTATATTTTTTCATCTAAATTTCCTCATATTGCCAAAGCTTGTTCCAAGACTGGTATTGACTTTAAAAACACCTAAATCAGTATCTCCAAATTCTTTTATTAAATTGTCTAGAATATCTTTGTCATTACGATCAAAGTCAATTACCATACTATCATGAATGAGCCCCATTGTAAAGGACTTTCTTCCTTCCAATAATTTATTTACTGCTATTGCTCGCCTTAGAAAAGTGTCTGAAGTTGTGCTTTGGATGAGTGCATTCAAAGCATGAAACTTATCTGCTTTTACTTTGCGACCGAAAGGATTAATAATTTCTTTGCCGTTCCAATAATTCTGTAATGCTTTTTCTTTATCATAATATCTTTGAACTTCTGGAATACCAAGAGATGCATTTGGTGGGCCATACAACCATCCAAATATTTTACGTTTAATTTCCTCTCGACTCATTGTGCAATTAAGAAGGCGATCAAATATGCGACCGTGCCACTGATGAATATCTTCTTCTGGCTGCTCTTGTTTGTTCAATGCCAGCAAACATCGAAGTTCTGCTGCATTAAAATCAAGTTCAACAAACCAATCATTCTTAGGCATCACAACATTTCTGTAATTTTTATCCAGAGTTAAAATAGGAAAGGAATCTTTTTTTGTTGTAAGGCGACCTGTGATTGTTCCAAATACATTATAAGAAATACAAGGTTGTATTCTTGCGAGCTTTTCTTTAAACTTTCTGGTACGAAACTCATATAATTTGGTATCAAGTGCTGACAAATCAATGTTAAGTTTATTGTTTTCTATTTCAAAGATTAGATCTGAGAGTTCCAATAAGAAATTATAGTTCTCTGGTTTTTCATAAGAATTTAAAACATGATCTGTTATCTGAGATTTCATATCAAAATATTCTTTAACAAAAGATTCAGGCACAAGATCATAAAAACAATAATCATTATATTTAACCTTTGCTTCTTCAAAAGATTTAATATAAGCAAAGTGTTTTTGTTTAGTTTTTTCCCAATCATCTTTTAAAATGTCAGGACAACACTGATCAAGGTTTTGACCTTGAGCATATAAATAAGCATATTTAATATCTTGATCTTTTAAAATTGAGTTATATGACCAAGTTTTTGAAAGCTTATTATATTCTGGTTCAGATATAATTTCCTTATTTGAATAAATGCTTGCGCATTGTTGTTTGTTATCTATTATTTGAAATAACATATTTCAGATCATATCATATTTTCTTTTTGCTGTCAACAGATTTCTTTCCAAAAATTGTATAAACATATTTTGAACCCGCAGTTATTCCTTGCTGCTTTGTTATTGTTTGAGCACGAACAATATGTATCCTCATGTCAGCATCTGAAAATGATTGAGGATTTTCTGCAAGCAATATTCTTATATAATAAGTGACCCAAAAACTATCAGAAAAACGTTGATCTATATCGGCTGCACCAATTAATTCTCTTTCAATAATTTTATGAACTGTTTTTTGGTGAGGAATGGAAAACTTAGATAAAGTAAATACAGGATTATCTCTTACATAAGAATAATAAAAATTTACCAAAGCTTCTTTAATCAGATTTGCATCCACCTCATATGACCTATTATAATAATAATCAAATAAATTAGAAAAGCTAAGAAGAATTGCCGGTGTGGTTCCTTCAGTATCTTTCATAATATATTTTTCCATATACTTTTGCATAATAGGTGATTTGAGATCTGCGACCAATCGCCACGGAGCATTCTTATCTATCTTGAATCCAAATTTTTCAGCTGTCGTAGTATAGCATCTAAAACAAGCGTGTGTCAAGAAGTTTTCATATTTATTTTCATCATCATCATGCGGGCTGTCATCCACTTCAATCATAATTCCGCTTATCATTGGGGTGGTAAACTTTGAAGTAATAAAATTGGTCATTGTTACTGGAAAACCCTGGCCTTTTTCATTCATAAACTTAGTAAATTCATTCACAAAGTCCATGAAGGTTCGGACATTTTCATATCTTTTTTTAAAAGGAAGATAGGCTTCAACCATCATATTATATAAAGCATCCATGTATTGCTGTTTTTCTGTCGCAGGATCAGCCCACGCCTTAGAAGGAATTAAAAATTCAAATGGAGAATTTGATGCATCATCTTTTTGTAAGAAAAAATAAGCGTTGCGGAAATCTTCGAAGGCATCCACCACAAAGTTTAAAGCAAATAAATTTTCATTACTTGAGTTTATTTTTTTAAGCTTTGTAAAAAGTGGATAGATAGGAGTTGCTTCTCGATCCAATCTTCCATATAAATTTTTCTCATACCATAAATCAATAGGAATTGGAACATCATCGTTTATTAAATCAGGATATGATTCTTCTTTATATTTTTTGCGTTCTTCAAACAGAGTAAAGGCATTTAATTTGTTTTTTCCAATTGGTTTGATTGCCATTGTTAACTCCCCTGTTTTGGTTTTTCTTCAATACTCTTGGTTGTAGATACAGATTTAATTTTAGTTGACAATACGTCCCTCATTCTTAAACCAAACTCACTTTTGGTTGCGATTTTTGTATAATACATTCCTGGTCCGATTTCGTGTTCAACTCCAATAATTCTATAAAAGCCACCAAGTCCCAAAGTCATCGCCCATTTCATTCCTACATTTGGCCCAAGACCCAATGATCTAGGATCAATATACACTGCCATTCCAGGCTTAAAGTATGCATTACCCAACATTGAAACATTGGCATCATATTTATCCGACATTAATAGTTGAGATCGTACACCAGTATCGACGCCTCGTAAGATTGAGCTTGCTAATAAGCCTGGAACTTTATCCCTAGTAAACGATATGTTTTTAACAAGTCCTGTGGCATTTCCAACAAGCAAATGAGGAATGTTATAACCTTGAACCAACTTTAGTGCTTCTCCAACGTTATCAACTTTTGGCATTTTAGTAACAGCACTTATATAAATCCACGGAATAATAGTATTTGACGAACCTTTCGATTTACCACCTAACTTAGCTTGTGCCTCTTCTAATTCAGTTATTTCAATACGTTTGCGTTTGCCTTTCATCCAAAGATTATCTAATTTACTGTTTTTAGGAATATTTAATGTACTTATTTCTAAGTGAGTTGTTGGCTTATCTCCCAAAGAAGTCATTCTTCCGCTTGCGTCTTCTTCAGTATCTTGATCGAATTTTCTAACAGGAGAAGTTTGAAGTTTTAACACGCTCGTTACCAATTTGGAACAAACATCAGCAAGAAATTTTCTTAATGGCCAAGAAGATCGTCCTTCTGCAACGACAGATTTATAAAAGAATATTTTAAACTGCTCCATAGAGATAGGAATATCTGCTAAATTCATCGGTTTTAGTTGTCCGTCTTTGGGATCAACTATAAGAACAGACCCCAACAAAAGTCTTGCGGTCTTATACATATATTTGCCATGAGGATTTGTTTTTCCCACCACTGGCCTATCACAATTTTCTTTTGTCTCTGGCCTCCAATGAATAATGCCCATCGCAGCCTCAAATAAATCTCCTAAAAAAAAATAATTTATTCGATGAGTTAAACCTGGACCAGGTTGTTCTGAGGTTTGTTGCCAAGAAACTGGTTTTGCAACTTTAGCCACTCTTTCTTTAATTTCATCTTGTGATCTTGCATCCTTTATGAGTTCTTTAGATTCTTTTTCAACTTTCGCTTTAAAATTACTTGAGTCTATATTTTCAGACATATTAATTCTTATAGATTGTTGAATTTTTTTGGAGGCTATTGTTTGTGCTTTTTTTAATTTTGCCAAAACTTCTTTTGTCATGGTGGCTCCGGTCGCACCGTCCTTTCCCTTCGCCACAATTGTTCCAGGCGCACCTTTTTTATTGGGGGGAGCAATTCTTAATGTGCGTTCTTTGGCGCGTAAGGCTGATAAGTTTAGATATTCCTGAACTGCTTCTCGTGGAACGTCCACATAAAAGAGTCTACTATTTTTCTCAAAGCTCTCAATGTAACCCAAAAGTTTGCCCCACGCATCAGGCAAATTTTCTGCCCTTAACGAAAATAATTGTTCTGTTGTTAAGTCAAACTCAGATTGAAGTTTCGCTGCTTTTGTCAACTTTTCTTCATTTTTTGCTTTCGAAACAGCTTGCGACAGTTTCTGTCGCTTATTGTTTAATGTTCTTATTGTTTGAGCCCTTACTTGCTCTTTTTCTGAGTTCTCATCAATCATAAATAAATCATATTTTTGGGTATTCATAGCAGATTCTAATCTCCCAGTAAATTGACAATCTAATTTTACGACCCCGCCATCTCCAATATTTAAGTTAATTCGGTGCGTCTGAACTTGTAAGACAGATCTCAAAGTTTCAATAATTTTTATCTGGTCTGGTGTAAAAATTACGTTTCCGGGATCTGTAGGAACACTCCAGCCAGCTCTAATTTCTAATTCAAATGGTGGGATGACACGTTGGTTTGCTTCTATTATTGCCGCCAAACTTTCATTAGTTTCTTGAGGTTTAAGATTAGTTGGAACATTTGTGGTAAGATCACTAAATTGAACCATTACTTCTTTGTCAACCATCTTGCCACCTTCTTCTACTTTAGCTTTGACGCCAGTTGGTCGAGGCATAAAAAGTGCTTCAAAACTTTGAAAAGTTAATTTTAAATTTCCTTCAATGGTAACGCCTGCATATGCAATATCAGTTCCGGTATCACGCCATGTTAAATTAGTGAGGGCTACATCGGTGCCACGGCCTTCAATAGACTTAGTTATAGAATCAACAGTGGTAATTTGATTAATCGGATAAGGGACAGACTTATACTCACCACCTCCAACATTAACTTTTTTTATAAGTTTAATTTCTGGTGTTAAAAGGGACCAATGTTGCGGCTCTAATCGATTTAAAAATTCTGAGGAAAACACTCCTTGCAATTTATTCTTTGCAAAAATTGCTCCACCATCAAGCACAGCTATATTTTTATAAGCTTTCGGAACCAATGCGTTTGATGCTTGGGTCTGTACAGATTTGCTGGCTTGTCTTCGATAGGGTTCGAGCTGATCATTTGAAAGCGCCGTTGCACGGTCATACTTATCAAAATCAACTTCATCATTGGTGAATTGGTCAATAAAGTCTAATAAAAATGTTTGATCATTAATGGTTTCCATATTACAAGCCCCAATAATCTAAAACACGTTCAACAGGTAATGGAATTTGTACTACATCTCCCATCACTAAATGAGATTCAGTGGGTTTTTGATTAAAGCGAGCGATGACCCACCACAAAGTTGGATCTCCATAATACTTATTGGCTAATTTATAATAACGATCTCCCATTACCCACAAATGAGAAATAAGTTGTAAAGACGAAATTTCATTTACACTCAATTCTCTCATTTCGAGCGTAAAATATTGTTCAATGTATGGCACATTTCTTTCTTTAAAGATCTTGGCATATTTTTTTGAACTATTTATGCCGATGTCTGTTGTGTCATATCTTGATGCCATTTATAATCCAACCTATTCTAATTAAATAGTAATTGTTCCGCCCGACTCAAGCGCGGCAACGTCTTGGAGAAGTCTCGCTTGGTTGGCAGCCTTTACATTCGAATTTTTAGTTTTTTGCGCGGGCGTTTCAGCCAAAGCAGTAGTTTTTGGTGTAACCTTTTCTCCATAAGGAAATTTTTCATTGCCCGTAACAGGACCAAATTGAGTTTGATTTTGTGTGACAGTTTTCTTGTCATCCTTAATACTTTTCGCCTGTCTGTTAGATTGCCCTTTTTCCCACCCAAGAGGATGCTCGTGGATCACATCTAATGTAACACTAATATCAAAAGCTTTTGCATAAATGCTGGTTCCTCGATGAAACACACCATCTGCAAGTCTCGGTGCGAAAGAAAAACCCTTGCAAGCGACCAAGAGTCCACTTCCATCTTTACTATTTTGAACCCAATTCATAAATTGTACTTTCCATAATGGAGAAGCTTTAATTGTTCGCGCTGCTGCGCCGTATGCATCAGATCCCATATCAAAAGTTGGATATAACATTTGTGTTAAAGTCGAAAGTTTTTTCATATTATCTATAGATTCTCTAACAGATGCAGCAGGCACACTAAAACCTAAACTTATACTTCTGGATGTATTCTTAAAAATTTGAATATTATCCATTCGTCCATAGCCTTCCTCACCTTTCCAATTAGAATTATACCTATCTGTAAAGGCAGTAAGAAATGCTTTAAAGTCTACTACTTTGCCTGTGGCAACATGCATAAACTGGATTTGTTGTCCGCCCCGATTTGCTAATTCATTGGTTTGATCCGCAAACCTTGAAGTTGCTCCACCAAAAAAACCACGCACATCACCAACTGTATCATCTACGAACGTTGATACTGCGTCTTTTGAACTATCGAAAAATGCCATTATATCCTCCTATCCTTTCTATTAATAATTAGCGGGATAAGATTTTTGCTTCCAACAAAAGATGATCCTATTATTTATCGAGATTGAGCATTGACATAATCGGTGCGTTCGTACTCGTTTGTGAAAATAGTTGTGCTACTGTGGTCGTGGCTACACTAGCAACTTTTGTATTTCCTGCGTCATTCCACACTAGATTTATTTCTAGGGGCTGTTCAAGAAGAGATTGAAGCAGTGGCGGAACACTCATCATTGGCCCTTGCTCTTCTTCGCCCGCGCTGGGTTGTTGGTATCCGCTGTATGGTCGCATTAAAGGCTCGTCGCCTGCGCCAGCTCTAAAAGGAGAAGCATATCCTTCGGGGGGAAGTCTCATTCTGCCAATTTCCACGAGTTCAGCCTCTAATTTTGCTTTTTCGGCAGACAGTCCCCCCATCTTACGTTTAACATTTTCATTATTTGGATCAAGCCATCCCCCTGCATAACGAGATCTATAATCCTCGATCTCCGACAACTTTCCTTTAACAACGTCCTCGCGCTCAAAAGCTTCTCGGGTCATGCCTGGATACTTAAATAATTGGGATTGCATTTGAAGTTCTTTCTTCGCATCCGCCGCCCCGGTTCCGAACATCGCATAGCCCATAGGCCCGGTGGCCATGTTTGCCATCATACCAGTAAGCTGAGACATAAGTTGAAAAAATGAATGTTTCATATTAGTAAACCATCCTATCACAGCGTTCGCCATTCTTGATACAGTTGCTTCAATCCCACCCTTGAAAAATCCTCTGTTGTTAACGAAATCTTCCCATAAGTTTTTAAGTGGACCTTTCACAAATTGATCAAAGAACCGTTGAGCTTTTGGGAGCATTACATCAAACCAATCCCCCAAGCCTCTCATCGCAGCAGGAATATTATCTTTAAGAAATACATAAAGACTTTTCACATGATCCAACATTGGAAAACCCATGTCTCCCGCATGTGCATATTTATCAAAGAAGCTCATTACAATTACATCAAGAGATACAAATTTTGCCTTTATTTTGTCCCAAAGTGCTCCCAAGTTGTCCCAATGCAAATATACTGTTGCCAAACCAGTGATCATAATAGACCACGGGTTTGTAAGAAGACCCATTAATGGACCAGCAATCTCCTTAACTTTTCCAAGAGCCAACGAAAAAAGTGATGCTTTAACAATAACTTCTCCAATGGTAACAATAGAATTTTTAAAATCACCATCCAATGCTCGCCACCATTTGAAAATATTTTCAACACCCGCAGCAAAATGGTCAATAACACCAGCAGATTTGCTTAATTCTATTCTAGCCCAATTTGTAAACATTCGAGCAACTGGCAGAAAAGCTTTTCCAAAAACATTTGATAAGCGATTAAATTCTGCCGACCATTGTTGAGTAAGTGTAACACCATCTCTTATTGCCTTGGTTAAATCTTGTTGTGCGACGATAGCCGGATCAGCTTTGTTCGCGATTTCATCCCAAGTTGCTTGCTCTGTTCCAAACAACTTCATGGCATCTGTCATGTCTGAGATTCCCAAAACTGTGGCAACCCCTTTGCGCTGGAAGCGATCCATCATCTCCCAACTTTGGCCCGAAGCTCTAATTGATTCACGAATCATTTCAACTCGCTGTTCTTCTGAGGCTGTCAACATATCCACACTATTGATAAGATTTCCTCCCAACATAGCATTAAGTTGACCAGCTTTTTGAGCAGCTTGTTCAAATGTATCAAAGCCGCTTGCAATTTGTAAAAGAGTATTTATTGCAATTCCGGTTGCTTTTGATTGAACAGCCAATCCTTTAAAAACGGAAATACCTGATTGACCATATTTTGCAAGATTGCTCATCGCTGGGCCGAAAGCCCCTTCAATAACTTTTGGTGCCATCTCAATGGAAAGGGCGAACTTTTTCATATCATCAGAGGCTTTCTGAGATTGATCAATGCTCATTCCCAATCCTTTGCGATAGATATCAAAATTCTTGGTGGATGTTTGAATCGAAACACCCAAGCGAGTAAACCCAAGAGCTTGTTGAGTAATAGCATTTTGTGCTTTGGGAGCTAAAAGACTAAATTCAGAATAATTGTTATATAATTCAGAAAATGCGGCTTGTGTTTCAGAAGTTGCAACCCCCAAATCAGTCATTTTGGCCTGAAGATTGACTGCCATTTCAGCAAATTCTTCACCGCGACCAGTTGATTGTTGAAGTTCTGCTCGTAATTTATCTATATCTGTGGCAGCTTCAGCGAAACCTTTTAAGTTGGTTTCACCGACGCCCATCGCTTTCGCAAAATCTGTTGCTGCTCCTGCGGCTTCTTCAAAAGGCACCGCCAATGCTTCAGCATTCTTCCGCAGCGTTTTCATAATGTTTGCAAGCGCGGCTGCACCAGTTACCGTTTTAAGTGCTTCGGCGGCTTTGGCGGCTTTGGTTGGATCTACAGTGCCTCCGCCTTCTCCATCATTTTCTGCCATAATTTATAAGAATTCCTCTATAAATTAAATAGTGGTTTAATGTAAAAAATGTGTGGTGGGCCGGTGCTAGCCAAGATGATTACGGCTATTGCGAGAAGTGTTTTGGGATCTTTCCATTTCTTCTTTTTCTCGTATAAATTCTTTTTCTATACGTTTAACCCACCATTCTCTTAATTGGATTGGTAGATTATAGGCTTCAATAAAACTCCATCCACCATATTGTTTGAGGTAGAAGAACTGTTCGTATATATTTTCAATATATCTATCACTCAGGCCAAAAAAAGTTGGCTGAGAATGGGATATTACTTACGTTGCTGGCGTTACATGACTCACAATCAACTAATTGTGTCATATCAACATCCGGGCGCACTTTATCATATTCTTTACGAAGATGAGTAGAGTCAAGTGCTGGCATAATATCTACGAATTCTTCAACCACCCCCTTGTCGGCCACTCCGTTAAGTGACACAATGATTTTTTTATACTGATCGGTCATGGACGAATCAGGTAATTTAAGTTTTTGTTTTTTCTCGGCTTTGTCCAATAACATCTTTTCATCATCGCCTGTTAGCAAACAACATTCTGCTACAACTTCAGTTTTTGGTAAAGTAATAAAAAATGTACCACTATCTGAAAATCTTATTTCTTCTGAGGTTTCTTTTATTTTTATTTCACCGAGATCAAACTCATGTTCTGAAGCTGCTCCACAATGTTGACATGTAAGCTGAACATCATATTTCTCTCCAAAGCCACTAATTCGTGCTGCAATAATTAAAGCATTTTTATCACCAGTAAACAGTTGTCGTGTTTTGATATTTTTATCTACCAAAATATTTTCGAGCATTCTATCAACTGCAAGTCCTTTCTTCAAAAGACTTTTTGATGTAAGAATATCCGTTTCTTTAGCAGTCATGTAACGTATTTCTACAGTTTCCACATTGTGCAACGGGTGTTCGGGGGGATAAAATTTTCCTTTTGTTGGGAGTTCAACAAACTCCGTTGGAATTACAAAACTTAAAGGTGATTTTGTGTTTTCAATGGGTGGCGATCCACCCTCATCTTGAACCCCGAGTCGAGATTCATCATTTCTTGGCATATATACCTCTTGTATTTTTCATTTTAATATTAATTTGTGCTATGGTGCCACGTTCACGCCTGGGGTCGTTGGGTAATTCTTGTCACCAGCAACACTAAGATATGCATTATCATACCTTAATCCGATGGAAACGTTTAATAAATCTTCAGTTCCATAATCTAGTGATCCAAAATCAGCAGTCTTAACCCAAGCATTATTTAAAACCCATTCTTCAATTACTACACCTTCGGCATTTAAAGTTTTAATCTTAACAGTGCCCAAACCAGTAACTGAAGCTTTTTTAGACATAGATTTTCTATCGGCTGCGGCCACGGGAGTCGTAGGCAGTTCATATCCAGAAGCTTCTAAAAGTTTCATTACTTGTTTACTTGCATTTGCAGTTGGATCTACAGTATCTACTACAACAAAATTAACTTCCTGCCATGCAAAACGACCAGGATAGAAAAAAGTATGGTTTAAGAAATTATGTGAACCTTCACCAACTGCTACAGCAGGCTTTTTCACACTTTTAATAAGAAATTGTGAAATACCATCAGATCCGCCAATGCTTCCGCCTTGTACACTTAAGAGAAAGCGAAAACCTCTCTTGGGTTCCAAATTTACATTTTGCCAAAAATTCGCCATCTTTCTTTTATCTCCCTAAACTAAGTAGTCCTTTTATCGGTTTAATCCTCAAAAGCCGCACCACTATTTGTAATTACAAAATCAATTGCAATAAATTCTATCGACCGTGCAGGTTTTAAGAAAATCTTCGCATACATGATATTTCTATCAACCAAATCTGGCGTAGTTGTAGTCTTATCGAGGATTACACGATAATCTTCTAGGCCAAGTCGCATTCTAACACTGTCAAGAAATGGTATTACTTGTCCAGTAAACCGATCCCATGTTGTTTCTACGTTTTGATCAAACAATAATCTAGCAGCAATAGTAGAAATTTCTTTCTTCACATAAATCATAAGTCGTCTTACGTTTACGCGGTCTAATGCCGACCTTGTTTTTTGTAGNGTCTTCTGTCCNAACATTACAATNCCTTCTGCTGGGAAAGTTGCAATTGGATTGATATTTGCTTCGTAAAGCGAATCGCGTTCTTTGGAAGTTAGACGTTGTTTAACACCTGTCACCGGAATTCCGGCAGCACCTTCTGAAAGTCCGCCACGAGTAAATCCGGCTGGTGCAAACCAAAGTTCAAAATTATTTTGAGTATTGGCATATGTTCCAACGGCTGCAATCGATGGTGGACCCCAGAAACCCAATCCTCGATCTTGATCGTGATACCGCAACCAAGGATAATAAGTAGCAGCATAACTATTATTAAGAACTCTGGCATTTAAATCTCGTGTAGCTTCTGCAACACTACCGCGAACTGCCGAATTAGAATCACTTGAATAATAAGTTGAACGGTCATCGCGTGGTATATAATTGCCTGCAATATCTATAATTGCTAATGCATCAGCACGTTTTTCACACACCGTCATCAGATGATTAGTGATTCCAGGCGTTGCTGTGCCAGGAATTGTCATCATATTACATTCAACAACTTCTGGGTCTGCGCATGAATCAATTGCCATTTTTACAGCATTAAAGGCCGAATTATTAATTTCGGTTTGTGTTGTGCTATTATAACGACCCAACGAATAATCATTAAATGGGTTACGTTCTTCAATATCAATGCCGTCAAAACCACCAAAGAGTGGTAATGTAAACTTATCAAAACCAGCGTCCAAAGTGCCCGAATAATTAGATGAGCCTGTGGCACTGAGTGATGCACCATTCTCACGCGATCCAGATAAGTAATATGCTTGTGTGGTGCTTGGTGAATCGGAGTTAGCGTCTGTTCCTGCTACTGCAATATCTGAAGCTACACTTCCCGAATAACGAGTTACGTTGTCCAAGCTGAAAATATATGAATATTCAGTATCGCCAGTTGATGCGTCAGAAGGCGTTTGCGCCCCTTGATCTCCATCTCTATACCCATCAGGCAAGCCTCTTACTGCGTCCACATATGAATTGTTAAAACGAATGCTGCTGCCGGAAAGAGATGTGTCTAATCCGAAATAACATTCTTCGGCGTTAGAAATAACAGTTTCGAGAGTATTATTTCTCAAATATGTTTTAGGATAAACAAAAGAACCTGTCCATTCGTTTTCAAAATAAACCAAAGGACTTCCACTTCTTCCGCCTGCTGATGCCGCAACCGCTTCGAGCACTGCATTGGTATACGGCGTTCCGCCGAGCGACGTATGAGTATGACCTTTTTGTCCGGTACTTGGGAGGGCTTGTACAGAACTTGATAAGTTCCAAGGTTTAAATCTTAGTGGTCCAAAATATCCAAATGGAATTAAGCTTTTTTCGTCAAGACCTGTTTTAACTTTAGAATCTACTTCAACATAAATATATCTAGATTGATTGGGATAATCTCCATATTCACGATATCGTCGTTGGCCATCATCCCATCCTACATAACTATTACCAATTTTAATTCCAATATAATTGGACGAATTTGGGTTTAAGTTACAGTTAGCAAAAGTTTCAATCACAACCGGAGCATTATCACTATCGGAAGCTTGACGGAGTTCAACTGTAAAGGCACCATATGGTTCAAATTCATTTTGAGCTGCTTTAATATCTCTAATAGAAATTTTTAAATTTGATTGCTCCCAAGTTCCGCCCTCTAAAGTTTTAAAGCGGAATAATTTTTGCAAATCTTCAGGACTGTATGCTGCAAAAGTACCTAAATCTTGAGAAAATACCCAGCCGGTGCTTGCGCGTCCTAAACTTGATTGATTGACATTGGTGTCAGTTTCAGCGTTACTTAATGGAATTATAACACCTAAAACATTTCCTTGGTCGCTAGTACCACCACCACCGCCAGTGTTTGTAATATATTCCTTAACATTTCTGTCAAAAGTTTCTCCCAAAACATAAGTTTTTTGGGAAGAATATTGACGGCTATTTGGATCTATCGCAGTTGGGTCTGTATTAAAAACTTTGCGGATATAATTGTTTGAACTTTCATTAAAATTAAAAGTAATCGTATCAGTAACAGTTCCGCGAGGTGAAGTTCCATCTCTTACTTGCGCTTTAAAAGTGATATCAGTACCAACGCTATGAATCAGGTGTCCAGCTGATGAGGTTTGCGTTGTAGCTCCAACAAGTGTTCCGGTTAGACCCACAAAACCTGCATTACAATAAAAAATAGCCCCTAAAGTGCCCGTTGTGTCCGTACTAGAAGAATTAATAAGCCATAACCCAAAAGCACCGCCCGTAGAAAGGCCGGTATAAGAGGAGCCGATTTTCCAACCTGCTTTTGCAGCATCGGTATTGTCTGCATTTGAGTTAGCTTTTCCTAAAAGCCTTACAAAAGTGACAGGACTTGCATTTCTAAACCATGCTTCTGCGGCATACGCACCATAAGTGGGAGTAAGCCCCATTGTGCCTTCGCGCCAAATATCACCGCTTTTATTTCCCGGTTGTGGCGAGCCAAAAATCTCAACAAAATCTGAAAACGAATTAACTTTAACAGGGCGAAGTGCTGGTCCCCTTTCAGCTAAACCAATAATCACCGGGCCAATAGGCTCGGCGTCCTTGGGAAGTTGTGAATTATCAATTTCTGCAATTTGCACACCTGGTGATACAAATCTAAATTTACTGACGCCGGTTTTTGCCATTGATTAAAATCTCCTTACACTAGTATAATAATACTTAAATTCTCTAATAAATAGTATCTTATCTGGTGAAAAGACTTACGAAACCTTATGAACGATATTTTCCATTTGGCCACTCTGGAATATCACCGAATACAACATGCTCTCTAGGAATTTTAACTTCAACAGCATTTTCTCTGATAACAATATTTGGTTTTTCTCCATTTTTGCCTTCTCCTACCAAATATCCCAAAACCTTTAATGTTAGTTTAGTCTCATAAATCCTGGTTTCATCAGCCATTTGACTTATATTGTTGGTAACATTAAAAGATTGATCTAAAAAGCTTTCATAACGATGACCTTCTGGGCTATAAATAAGATCATAGTTTATGCCACCCGTTCGTGTCGCAAAAGGCTGTAGCATTTCATTCATTTGTTGCTGGTATTCTGTCCTAAGATTGATTGTATAAGAAACACTTACATAAACTGGCATTGGAATGGTTACTGTTTCATATACTATTTTTTTATTCTTTTTCTTACTTGGAAAATTAATTTGCTGTCCGCCAGAAGCTCCTGCATTTCCAGCAATTCCACCTTTTTTCCGGTGGGTGTCTGCATTAAGAAAATTAGATGTTTTGTCCTGCTGTACTCTCCGTGCAATTGTAATGGAGCCACCCTTAACATCGTTAACTGGTGGGATATTTCCCCAAAATGCTCCTTTTTTAGAGAGATCTTTAGAAAAGCTTTCTCGTTGTAATGCCATAATGGGAAAAATTAAAGCTCCATCATCATCTCTTAAATTCTTATGATTTTTAATTTGCCATGATCGTTCACCAGCAACCCATACAACCGGGACTTTCTTCCAACCTTTGTTTGTGGTGGCAAATATTTTCATTTTTTCTTCTAGCCAATTATAAACTGCATAATCTATTGTTTCCAGTGTGGAAGGATCAAAAGGCATTATTTGGCGTTGAGTGCCATCGATGTCGCTTCTATCTTTCATCTTTATGTACCATCAAAAAGCCCTTGTCGAGCACGAACACACTTAGCTGAAATTTCTAACATATGATCTGTATTTCCAAACAATTGTTTTGGTTCGCTTAAACTAAGTATCTCATAATAATCTTCACCATATAAAATAAAATCACCTTCACGAACATATAAATCTTGATCTTCAGTTAATCTACGTTTATGAAAATGACAAGTCAATGAATACAAACGATCAAGACCATACGCAGTAGCACTAGTAGTGGTTTCACCCCAATCAATTAAAACATAAACTCGAATAGGGGGTAAAAAATTCTTTTCAATTGCCTCACCATAAAGAGAATGAAAATTTGTATGTGTATTGCTAATAGAATAGTATAAAACAGTTTGACCAATCACTCTTTCGAGCAATTCATCATTAACTTGTTTGACCAGATTTCTTTCCTTATTGTTGAAAAAAAGAGGTGGTGGTGGAGCGTCGGGTCTATTCCATTTATTATCAGATGACATTCATTTTTCCTCTTTTAACCCTTATAAACGCCCATTGGAACGTGGACCTGGAGCCTATTAGCATCCTCAGACAATTTTGCATCTTTATCTACCATTGAAGCATATGTAAGAGAATCAAGCAATTCCACCAACTCTGTTTTTAAAGCAGTTTTTTCCGCTTCAGATTGTGTTGCCAAATCAGAAGCATTTAAAGTTACATCATTTCCTGGAATTGGAATGGAACCAAATTTGCCTCTCACTTGCGCTAACATTCCTTTAGCAATTGATAAAGCATATTTTCTAATCCATTGTTTCCCCATGCTATTAATATTTTCATATGGAATATTGGCAAACGGAAGGGTATTATAATTATTAATTCCGTCTACTCCATCCTTTCGAGATTCTTCTTCATCCCACGGATCAGTAGGAATAGTAAATTGAAACCAGATTTTAGTAGGTGCCCCAACACCAGGAGCAGCTGGTGGGGGATAAATTCTAATTCTATTGTCCCTTATTTCATAAGAATAATGCGAAGCCCGAGTATAAAGATTTGTCTCAAAAGCCATTGATTGAAGTTTGTTTTGCCATGCCGGAACAACTTCAAATGTAGATTCATCTGAATATTGTCCATAAGTGAAAAGATTGCCTACAACATTTAATCCCCCATAATAGCCATAAAACCTCCACATCGCTGTAGGAGATTTATAATATACTCTTTGTATAGAAATTCTTTTGTTTTTTACCTTTCCTGCAAAAGATCCTCCCATCACGCTACCATCATCAGAAGCAACTTGTACAATTCCCTGAAGATCATAATCTTGAGTATTCTTTTTCAAAGAAATAGATGCTGAATAAACTCTTACATCCCCAAGTGCTGCTTCAGCTGCAAGACCTTCGGCCACTCTTTTGGTATATTCAAATTGAAATTTGGGATATTTTAATGATAAGTGAGTTCCGCTTAAACTTGATGAAAGCTCGCCAGCTTGAAGGTTTCCCTCGTGATCAAAAGTGCCTGTAGTTTTTCCTAAAAAGCTAGAGAGAACATTTTTGGCTTGATGATTATTGACAATGTAAGAATATTCTAATGTTGCCATTTCATAAGAAGTATAAATATTATTTTCGGTAAGTTCAACGTCTAAAACATCTCCACCCAACATTTTATAAGTATAGGAAACTTGAGCTACTGCACCAGAAGCCCATTGGCTAGATGAAAGTGCGCCAGCTAAATAGATTCCATAAGGAACGCTGCTTAAAGTTACAAGACTATAAGAGCCAGTAGATTTTAAAACATAAGGGCTTGTTTGTTGTACTGGTGATAGAACGGGTGGTGCTGTTGCCATTGTTATTCTCCTATTAATTAAATAGTTAAATGAGGCTTTAAACGAAAAAGAAAACCCCGCCTCCCAAAA